ACTATCTGGCGGCAGTAATGGTACAGCAGTCGGCAATTCCCAAATTACCACAGCTTATGACTACTATGACAACGCTGAATCAGTTGATATCTCTTTGGTAATCTCTGGTCCTGCTAATCAAACAGTCGCAGACAGCTTGATTTCTATGGCTGATACACGCAAAGATTGTGTTGTTTTCTTGTCGCCTGAGAAAGCTGACGTTGTAAATAATGGTGGTTCTGAAGCAACAGATATTGTTGCTTACCGTGATACTCTGACATCTAGTTCTTATGCTGTATTGGATTCTGGTTGGAAATATCAATATGACAAATATAACGATGTTTATCGTTGGGTTCCGTTGAACGGTGATATTGCTGGTCTTGCGGCTAGAACCGACAGAGACCGTGATCCTTGGTTCTCTCCTGGCGGTTTGAATCGTGGTATTATTAAGAATTCGATTAAACTTGCTTGGAATCCCACCAAGACTGAACGTGATACTCTGTATCTCAAGGGTGTTAACCCGGTTGTTACTTTCCCTGGTGAAGGTACAGTTTTGTTTGGTGATAAGACAATGCTTGCTAAACCTTCTGCGTTTGACCGCATTAATGTTCGCCGACTGTTCATTGTGCTTGAGAAAGCTATTGCTCGTGCAGCACGCTTCTCGTTGTTTGAATTTAATGACCAATTCACAAGAGCACAGTTTGTAAACTTGGTTGAACCATATCTCCGTGATGTTCAAGGTCGCCGTGGTATTACCGACTTCCGTGTTGTGTGTGACGAAACCAATAATACTGGTGAAGTTATTGACCGTAACGAATTTGTTGGTGATATCTACATCAAGCCTGCTCGGTCAATCAACTTTATTCAACTTAACTTTGTTGCAGTTCGCACAGGTGTTTCGTTTGATGAAGTCGTGGGACAGTTCTAAATATAAGAGAAACAGGAGAAAATAAATGGCATTCAACGTAAACGAATTTAGAAGCCAAATGACTGGTGACGGTGCCCGTCCCAATCTATTTGAAGTTTCTATGCCGTTTCCTGGGTTCTCAGCACCAGGAAATGCTCAACAAAAAATGTCTTTCATGTGCAAGACAGCACAATTGCCGGGTTCAACCCTAGGCGTTGTGCCTGTTCAGTACTTTGGCCGTGAACTGAAGTTTGTTGGTAACAGAACATTTGCAGATTGGACAATTACTGTTATCAACGATGAAGACTTCATTGTTCGCAATGCCTTTGAAAGATGGATGGCTGGTATCAACAGTCACAATCTTAATGTTCGTAACCCTGCTGCATTGGCACCCGGTGGTTATACAGTAGATGGTGAAGTTACTCAGTATGGTAAACAAGGCAACACTCTGAAGAAATATAAGTTTGTTGGTTTGTTCCCGTCTGATGTCACTCCTATCGATGTTGACTGGGGCGCTAATGATGCAATTGAGGAGTTTTCAGTTACTCTCACCTATCAATGGTGGGAGGCTATTGCAGACGGTGTTGTGTAAATTGGAAGGCTTCGGCCTTCCTATTTTAATTTTTAGAATGGATAATTCATGGCGGTAAAACTTTTCGGTTTCACACTAGGAAGAAAAGATGTTGTTCAGGTTCAATCGCCTGAGCAACCATCTTTTGCACTTCCAAATGAGGCATTGGATGATGGTGCAGTCACCGTTACTCAAAATGCTTATTACGGCACTTATGTAGATTTAGAAGGTGCTGTTAGAAATGAATTAGAACTCATTACACGTTATCGTGAAATGGCTAATCATCCTGAATTGGAACAAGCTATTGACGATATTGTGAATGAAGCTATCTCACACGATGTAACTGGTCGTGCTGTTGATATTAATACAGATGGTTTAAAGCAACCAGAAACAGTTAAAAGAAAAATCCGAGAAGAATTTGAAAATGTTCTTCGGATGTTAAATTTTAGTAATCTTGCTGATGATTTGTTTAAGCGTTGGTACATTGACGGCAGAATTTATTTTCACGTTGTCGTTGATGAGAAAAGTCCAAAAGAAGGTATTCAAGAGCTTAGATACATTGACCCACGCAAGATTCGTAAGGTAAGAGAAGTACAAAAAGACCGTGACCCTAAAACTGGGGCACAAATTATTAAGTCTATTGCCGAATATTATGTTTATTCGGATAAAGGCGCTAGTACCACACAAAACTTTACATCATCAGTAAATGCCGGTCTAAGAATTGCAACCGATTCTATTATCAATGTTAATTCCGGTTTGATGGATGCAAAGAATACTTTTGTAATTTCTTATCTACACAAAGCAATCAAGCCTCTCAATCAATTGCGTATGATTGAAGACGCGGTTGTAATCTATCGTTTATCAAGAGCGCCAGAACGCAGAATCTTTTACATTGACGTTGGTAACTTACCAAAAGGTAAGGCCGAACAATATCTGCGTGATGTTATGATTAAATATCGTAACAAGATGGTCTACGATGCATCAACTGGTGAACTCAGAGATGACCGCAAACATATGTCGATGCTTGAAGATTTCTGGTTACCACGGCGTGAAGGTGGTAAAGGAACAGAAATTACAACTCTACCAGCTGGCCAAAACCTTGGTGAGTTGGAAGATGTAAAGTATTTCAGAAACAAGCTGTTGCAGTCTCTGAATGTTCCTATTTCTCGTTTAGAACCACAACAAGGCGGCATGATTGGTCTTGGCCGTGTTTCTGAGGTTACAAGAGATGAAGTTAAGTTTAGTAAATTTATTGACAGACTTCGTAATAAGTTTACACAAATCTTTGACAATGCTCTAGCAATTCAATTGATCCTAAAAGGTATTTGTTCCAGAGAAGAATGGGAAAAATTTAAAGAGTCTATTTATTACGACTTCCAAAAAGATAACAACTTTACGGAGATGCGTGATGCTGAAATTCTCCGTGAGAGATTGAATCTTTTATCTGCTGTTGACCCGTATTTGGGCAGATATTATTCTGCTAGATGGGTTAAAAAGAAAGTTCTTCAAATGACTGATACAGAAATTGAAGAAATGCAAAAAGACATAGAAGAAGAACAAGAATTGGGCATTGGTCAACCGGCACAACAAGACGGTGAGCAAGTTGACTCAAATCAATACCCACCTGAAGATAATACTGTTGATGGTGAACAAACTACAACAGAATCACATACACCTCAATTGGATATGGAAGTAGAAAAATATTATCCTCTACTAAATAGGCGATAAAGGAAAAAATATGGATATTAAAACATTTATTGATAACGTAGCGAGTGGCCAGGCCAATGATGCTAAAGAAAATTTAACAGATATTCTTTCTAACAGAGCTTTTGAAGCTTTGGGTGAAAGAAAGACTCAGATGGCTTCTACACTTTTTTCTGATAAACAAGATGAACAGCCGGCTGAATCATCTGAAGAAGAAACTGTAACAGTTGAAGTTCAGGATACAGAAGAAGAATGAAATCTTTAACAGAATTTAGAATTCTTACTGAAGAATCAGACTACGCAAAGTTTGATATGCTTGTTCGTGCCGGATTGGCAAATAAAGCACAACTCCAAAGAATTCATAAAATTCTGAATAAGATGAAAGAAGATAGACCGGTGTTCAATAATACCGATAGAGCTATTCTTCAAAACTTGTTTAATAAGATGGTAGATTTGTTGGCAAATAATAAACAAATTTTTCAAAAAACAAGACAAGCTGTTCGTGAAGATGTCGAACTAGAAGAAAAAGTTGAAGATGTTGAAACAGCAGATTATAAAATAGGTCCTTCTGGCAAAAAAGTTAGAGCTCATAAATTTAAAGTTGGCGATAAAGTTGAAAGAGAAGATGACGTAGAAGAAATACAAGAGGCAAAAACTGATGAACTCAAAGACCCGCCTTTTGTACTTGTTCTAAAGAGAAAATCCTTTAGACAGTTTCCCAACAAGACCAAAGTTGCTTTGTATTACAATGCAAAGTTGGATAAGTATTTTACTATACCCTATGGTCCAAATATTACTCCTGGTGCCTTGCAAGCCGAAGAGGTTGAACAACTGCAAGAAGGTGTCATGGACCAATTGCACAACATTGTAAACAAAAAAGCAAAAACAAATACAGTTAAGTTTGCTAATGGGCAAACTAGAAAAGTTGACCATTTTACAGCATCTGCAATTACACAGATACACAATGCGGTCAATGATGATAATAAAAAGAAGTTGGCAGACATGGTTCATAAATCACCTGCTCACTTAGAAAAAGCAGCGGCATTTGCGTTCAGTAAAGCGAAGAAATGACCTTTATAGAATTAATTATAGAAAATCGTTTAGATGAGGCAAAAGAAAAACTTTTTGAACGTCTAAATGAAATCACAACAAAACGCCTTGAAGAAGCAAAGCGTTATGTTCAAGCGGATATTTTTGAAGAAGTAGAAGAACTGGATGAAGCTGCAAAGCGTAATACAAATATTATCAAGATGGGCCGAATTAAAAAAATTCGGCGTAGAGTTAGAAGGAATAAAAAAGGCAAAATTGTTGTACAGAAAAATGTCAGAAGGTCTGGCGTTAAAGGGTACAGAATTTCAGGCAATACAGTAAAACGTATTCCTGCCACAGAAAGATTAAGAAAAGCACGCTTATTGAAGCGTTCATGGAAAACAACTAGAAGAGCAAAACTCCGTCGGTCGATGCTAAAAAGAAAAATGTCAATGC